CTCCAGCTGTCCCATAGCTTTTCTTTCTTCATAGTTTCCTCCTATTTTACGATGTGAATAACCTCTTTCAGAATTTCTCCGGCTTTCTTCATGAGGCTGTTTTCTTCCAGATACTCTAAACCTTTAAGTGTAATCTCTGGCCGCACAAGCTTAACTTTTGGATAGCTTACATCGAAGGACTCCCAAGCTTCCCCTCCGGTAATATATCCTTCTTTAAGGAGCATTGCCATAAGCCTTGACCACATGGGGTGGCTAATTCCCAGTGCCTCCGGAGAAAGCAGTTTTCTGTCCCATTCTTCCAAGTCCATAGCCTTATGTAGGATAGATAGGATCCTGTAAATCTGTTTGAATTGCTCCATAATCGCTCCTTTTTAGGCAACAAAATACCACCGAAGACCGGTGGTAGATTAGTTTTCTTTTATACTGCCTCCCACACTTAATAGAGACCGTATTTGTGTGCTATCTCTTCTACTTCAGCATCAAACTTTTCTTCGAGTTCTTTAGGAATCACGATTTTTTTAGACTCCTCCGCACTCGGCATCTTACTGTCATCAATGATGTATGACCAACCCATTGTCTCAGCTAACATTTTTTCCCTATCCATCTAATCATCTCCTTGTGAATACTATGTGTTCTGATTTCATCAATGTATCAATAATCCGCGTCGAGGCTTTCTCCTCGATTAAGTAGTCCGGTAATCCAGCAAACTGTTCTTTGGCCTTATTATATACATCTTGAATAAGTCCGTCAATATTATCCACCGGCTCAAGCTTTTCAATCCTGTACACCGTGCCATCATGGCAGACGATAGTGGACCCGCTCTGCCATTTTCTGTCAAAAAGCTTCTTTATATCAGCGCTGGACGGATACGAACTGTTCGGGTGGTTGTGAAGTACTTCGAAGGGAGTCTTCCTGTTGTTTAAAATCTCTTCTTCAGCAACAGAAAAGCCACAGGCATGCGCCCAATTATTAACTGCCGATGTATTTTTTACAAGTCTCTCTCCAGTTCTAGCGTCTATTGCCACTATTTCCTCGTAGAATGTATTGTTTCTTGATTCCAAGATTTCCATAGCTTCTTTGTATATCGATTCACTCACCGCTTTATTCTTTACTAACCCTTCAAATTTATCGTGATACTTCTTTGTGTTCACCAGTTCAAGATTGACGTGCCCCATATCACGAACGCCATCGTCTTTGATGTGTGCGAGCTCCTTTTCGCCGTCCATATCGCTTGACAGGGCTTTCCACTGCTCCGCTTTCCTTGCATACTGCTTTTTATTCTCCGGATCCAAGGAATACTCGGAAAGCCTTTCATACTTCTCTACTTGGTGCTCAATTCGCTTTTCCTTTTGCTCTCGGTTATAGTCTTCTGCTACTTCCTCGAGCTCTTCTTTGGTCCACTTCTCCTCTCCGGCATGGAGCTCAGGAAAGTAGGTGGTGTGGCTGTCTTTACAGTTCGTCACGGATGGTAAAGACCCGCCCCTATCGCACTGGATAGAAGTGGATAATTACCATCATTTTTACCTCCTCCCGACCAAACATCGTCTACAAAGACTTTTCCAACAAAGGGCGCACACTTCGGGCAAGGATTGCCTCTCTTTGCCAGTATTACCGTAGTAATGCCCCACTTCCTTCTCTTCTCCCCTTCTCCGCTAAGATAGGCTCTCTTATTTGCAGTCCTTACCGCCATTCTTGCGTAGTTTGGAAGCGTATGCCTGGCACCGTTCTTATACTCTACGCAATTAAGGCCGCTGGACAGCATACTTTTAGTCGCCATGTCTACAGCCTGCTCGTATGTACCGGCACCGCTGTTCGCGTAAACCTGCGCATTAAAAATGACCTTACGATACTGATCGTCGGCCATACGGAGTATTGCGGTTTCTGCTTTTGTCATGTCGGCTTTAGTAGCTTTGATTAAGGACTCCAGCTTTTCCTTGTTAAGCTGGAAGAATCTTCCGGTTAGAGGGTTCATGGATTGCCTAAGCTTTGCGCCTTTCTTGGCGGCACGAAGTATCTTTCTTTCCTCGTGCATTCCACCTGCAGCATAGGACTTCCGGATAGCTTCTTCTATCTTTTCATTGATAGCTAAGAATCTTCCGGAATACTTCTCCTTATTATCCTGCCGATAAGCTCTAAGGCTTTTAAGCTGTTCGGCCTGCCACATGGTCCATTCTTTCTCTTCCTTGATTTCCTCAATTCGGTGCCTTCCCATATTGCGAATCATGGAAGCAATGAGTTCTTCCTCGATTCTATCGAGTGCTTCTCCGATGTCATACGCCATTCTGATACACCTTAAAGCCTTGCAAGCGGTAAGACCTGATTAGTTCTTTCAGTTTACCCTTACTCTTGCAGTCATCCTTTCTAAGCTCTGCCATGCCGTCTTTTTCCAAAGCATACACACCGAAGGGCACTTGCTCAGATGCCAGCTTAAGCATCTGCCTGTATTCCTCCGGGCTCATTTTGTAGCTGTGGTTTAATATTTGGACTACCATCTATTCCCTCCTCTACTGAAAAGTCCGGCTCCTCTACGCTGGAAATGCCTTGCTCCTCTTTTAGCCTTGCGACTTCTTCCTTCTTCCAATCATCGTCTTTGGTATCACCGTAGAGCTCTTCAATCTGTGCTTCAATGCTCATCATGGCAACCCCCGGTCTTGCCTTGGCCAGCGTTTCTACTTGACTCTCAAATGAGGGGGAAGCGTATTCGCCGAAGGGGATATTGACCTTGACTTCTTCAATGTTTTCTCCTCGGAGGACTTTCTCTGCATTGATACATTGCTGTATAAGCTTTGGTATTTGCTCTTGAATAGCCTTTACGATGCTCGCTCTGGTGTAGAGCGTGGTCTTCTCTTTTTCCCTTTGCGCGAGAGCATTGTCCAGCTTCTTCGTATCAATCCCCAAAGTGGAGGGGCTGATAATTCCTTGCAAGCAAAGGTCTAATGCGGTGATGTAAGAAGCCATATAGCTATCATGGGGGATATTTGGCTGCGTAACAGTGATTGCATTCTTTGCACCCTCGGAGATATCGTCCGCTCCGGCAATGAATCGATTGTCGAAGGCATTCGGCTTTAAAAGCATTCCGCTGTTTGGGTCTCTTGGAATGAAACTTTCAGGAACATAGGTCTTAGACCGCCCAGCCCTCAAAGCATCCATCCACTGACTCCACGCTTCGTCTAAGGCATCGAAGGAATCCAGCTTTCCGTCAAAGATGGAAGAGCCTCTTCCCTCATACTTTGCATTCTCGTAAATCTTGAATGGTACGGCCATCATCAGGCTTTCGTCAAAGGTCCAGTCCTGCACCTCTTTCGGCAAAGGATATTCCTGCTCATTCCTGTATAGCTTATGCCGGATATAGCCTCTACCGTAGTGCGCGTGCAGCACATCGCCCTTATCCCAAGGAATCTTGAAGATGACCTCTTTCAATCTGCCGTAGCGGTAAACGAACTCCACACGCTCTCCCGGTACCCATTCGATAATTGGATGCTCACTCTCTGCCGGATCCAGCACAATACGGAAAGCACCATCTCCGACTACAAGCGTGTCCTTTAAGCAGGTATCCATTAAAGCTTCAAAGTGGTTCTCGCTTTCGATTTCCTCCCAAAGGTTCTTCTGAATATCGCTGTCGAACTCAAAAGCATTCATGTCCGGAAGAACGATAGCACTAAGCATTTTTACGATTAGTCCAGGAAGTCCAGTATGGATTTTCCGAATCTCCATTCCCGCTGTAGGCTTTGCGCCCCAAAACTTCTGTGCATCGTTTAGCATTCGGCACTGCTGATACAGCTGTTCCAGTTCGTTTCCGTCTGCCCTATACCATATTCGATTCCTAATGGCAGCAGTCTCAAAATCCATAAAGCTTTGAATCGAAACATGATAGGGGCTTACAGGCTGAATCTGTAGCCAGTTCTGTAATCCTTTTTTAAACTTATCTGTCATACTCTTTATCCATCCCACTGTTTATCTCTCCGATCAGCTTTCTAAACGGTATCCAAGCATATTGTGCGGCGTTTATCGTGTGGTCGTGTCCGTCCTCAGGAATGTCTTTATTTTCCTCCCAAGAATAGCTGTTCAACTCTCTGATGTGCTCCGTGCAGTCCTCAGATACTAAATACTTCCCTTCCGCAAGCCAGCCTAGCTGGAAGTTGATTCTGTCAATGATGCTCACTTTCTTGTAGCTGCTTACAAAGGTGTAAAGGCTTCCATGATTACGCTTAAGCTTCTTAAGCTCTGTAATGGTTGCTTGGTCTGCTGAATCAATGAACACGTCTCTCGCAAAGCCGTAGTCCTTTCTACAGGATTCCAAGAAGGCTATGAACTTTACAGCTGTGTCCGATGGTGCTAATGGCTCCTGCCTATCCCTATTGTTGTACACACATTCTCTTAGCACTATGCAGCGCTTGTCCTTGGTAATGCCTATGAACATCATGGCTATAGTGTCCTCGGAATGAGAGGAATAGGATGTATCCAGTCCTGCGGTGAACTTCACAAAAGGATTAATGCTATGCGGAATCTTTGCAATCTCCTGTCTGCTTAGTACATGAGTCTTTTCATCGAAGTTAGAAAATACAAGGCCTGTAGAGCGACCACGCAAGCCCTCAATCTTGTTTTTCCATATCTTCGTGCCTCTTGGCGTGTTTCTAAGAATCTGCTCAAGCTTTTCTTTAGGCAATCCCAAATTATGGGAAAAAGAAAAGAACCAATGCACCCAGCCGGGCTTCGGTTCTTTCACTAAGCAATCTCTTATTTCTTTCGGCGTTTCGTTTTCCCATTCCGGAAGAGGCCTTGCGTGGTCTACATACTCGGAATAGACAGGAAGCGAAGGATCGTCGGGATTCAGGGTTCCCATCATGTAATCACAACGCATTGCCGCCTCTCGGACAAAATCAATATCCGCCGTATTTATCTCATCGATGTAAAGACATCCGTACTGTCCTCCTAAAGCTTTCTGCCACTTCTTTTTATCGCCATAGCCTAAAACATATACCGTCTTATCTCCTCCGCTTGCATGGAAAAGGATGTGCGGTATTTTGTCTTCGCTGGTACCGTTACCGTTGTACTCAACAAGTGCGCCAAAGTCGTCTACAATGCCCAAGTCCTTGTTGATGATGTTCTTTTCTGCTGTACCGGTATCCTTTGCCGCTATGATGTGGAGCTTCTTCTTACTGCTTGCGACCTTCAGCATGAACTTAAACAAGCCTACGGTCGTCTTTCCCGCGTAGGTCGTGCCTTCAAGGAACTCTACCGAAGCACTACAACGGAGGAAGGCCTTATACTTGTCCGACAGGAGAAGTTGCCCGGTACTCATGAATCACCGCCGGCACCTAACTGATCTAGTAGGTTATCCAGCTTAGACCGCTCTGCTTCAAGACCGGACACTTCAACCTTATCCTTGAACAAGCCAAATCGCTTTCCTAGCAATTCAGCAGCCCTCAGCCTTTCTTTTTCGTCCGGCGCCTTTTTGAAGCGTCTGGCTTCGGAGCAACCGTCTCCCAGTCCTTCGACTACTACAACCTCTGCCGTAGACTCGCCACGCATTACGGAAGTAAGGTATTCCATCACCTCTGTGGCTGTGGCCATGCGGTCGCTACTCATGCTTGCGAGAATCGGCTCAATCGCCTTTTTAACTTTATCATTTGTTAGCAGTCTACTTGCTAAAGCTGCAGCAGTTTCATTCTTCTTCACGGAAGGATATGCGACACGATAAGCCCTTGTGCCGTTCATATCAACCAGGTATTCTTCAATAAACTTTTTCTGCTTGTCTGTTAAATCGTCATTGTTTTTCACTAAGGCTCATCCCCTTTCCAACAATATCCTTTAGTAACGAAAAGGGAGCCACCGTTAAGTGGCTCCGAGATTCAAAAGGAGTTCCATGTTTCATGGCAAATGGCAAGATGCATTCCGACACCAAGTCCATTATTATTGTAAAACGAACTTTCCGAACAAAACGAACAATTTTAGCATTTTTGCTATTTTTTCTCGAAAGACCGGTCATGAATTACAATTCTTACGTATTCCTCGGTTACTTTGCCTAGCTTCTTGGCTATCCATCGCCAAGTTTTATCCTCTGAATACCTACTCCTGATAACAAAGCGAAGCCTATCATCCTCAATGGATTCTATCCACCGCTCCGTCCTTTCAACCTTTGCCTTAAGTTCTGAAAGCTTTTTAAGCCTTCTTTCGTAAAGCTCCTGATTGAATCCGTCAAGATGTACAACCTTTTTAAAGCCTTTCGAGTAGTCGTGGCCATAGTCATGGACGGTCTCGCCGGTCATGTTTGAGATTTCCTTCTCCAAAATTCCAAGATTCTTTTTTGAATCCCGATATTGCTTTAATTGTTCCTTGGTCATTCTTCTCCTCCTGCATCTAAGTCCCATGCACTCTCGCCCTTATCTATAAAGGCTTGAACAATCTTCTCTGCTGTCTTTTTGCCAATCCCGTCAATTCCCAGTAGAAACTCTGTCATTGTGTCCTTGTCAAATTCTAGAATCCTCGGCATAGAATCTTGCCCGTCCTCAAATCCGCTCATATAAACCGATGTCGCCCATTGGTTCATTTGATTAAAGCTATACCGCTTCATGGCCTGATAATTTCCAAAGTTTAAAGGCTTTAACATAACTGCCCCCTTTTCTTCGTTTAATTCTTCTACTTATCTTTCAATCTGTACCCAAGCCGTCTATATTCTTCATAGATAGACTTCCATATTGCCTCGCATTGCTTACGCTCTGTCGGAAAGAATTTTTCAAGAGTGTCTAATTCGTTCTGCAACTTTAAAGCAAAAGGGCAACCTTTGCATCCCGTTCTAGTAAAGTTGTAAGGTGGTTTATAAATATCACATATTTGAATATCAAATTTCTTTATAAACCATTCTTCCCACTCTTCGGTTAAAGAAACCATAGGCTGAAAAGCTCTCAGCTTTTTACCTTTAAATGATAAACACGTTGACCTTTCTCTTCGTCCACCTTCTGATCTCATTACTCCAAGTATAATGTAGGGTTTTTTATTCTCTTTTCCCCACACTTCCAATGGCTTCTCTTTGAGATTTACACAGCATTTATCAGATATTTTTAACTTGTAACGCTTGTCAAATTGGTGTTTTAGCTTTTTTGGACAAGTTGAACGCTCGCCCCACGTTATACCTTTCACACTTTCTCCGAGGTAGTGTCTAATGCTGTCACACATTCCTATTCGGTTAAATCTTTCCAAATAGTGAGAGTGGTGTTTTGATTTAAAAGGGTATCCATGCTCTTCTAAGCTTCTTTTTATTGATACAGATGGCTTAATAACCACCACTCTGTCGTCCACCTTTTGTCTCTCAATCACAAAATCCCTAATCATTTTTAGTTCTATACCTGTATCTGCATAAACTCGTGGTATTTTATTATTGGGGATTGACATATCTACTAAAGCCGATAAAACCGTGCTGTCTTTACCACCGGAAAAACTAATGTAAAAGTTTTCCTCTCCGTACTGGTTTATAATCTGTCTTATCTTTTGCAGTCTATCCTGTAGTATAAATTCGTTTGTCATTGTTATAAGGGGAACTATAGTATTACGGCGCCAACCACTCCCCCTTTCTTTTTAATTCAATTCCTGTAATTTTAGCTATATTTGAACAGCACTTCGTATCCTTCTTTAATCCCAAACGGACACATAAATCCACAGAATGCCTCGTTTTTGTTTAAGAAATCATTTAATTTCGCGGATTCCAAAGCGTAATATTTCCCTAGAATCACGCTCCAATTACTTAGGCCGAAATCACCATCCTTTCTATAATGCTCCAGCAAATCTATATAGCGATATGTCTTTTCATCCCTCAGTACAAGGTCAACGCAATACGCATCTACAATCCTGTAAAGTTCATTCAAGTCATCTTTATTCAATCTAACCTTGAATAGCCCTTCTTCGAAGAATAAATCCTCGTCCAATTCTGATTGAAATCTTTGTTGGGTAAAATCATGCACCTGTTCTATGAAATCATTATTTCCGAAAAGTTGAATATATCCGCACTCCTCTTCTTGTTTTAAAACCGTCAGTGTATATCTAAAACTCATTTATCCCACCTCTCTATGTTTTCGCGGTTGTAGTCAGCCCATAGATGACAGCGGTTCGCTACTCCAACCGCATTTTTCGCATACACAAACCGCAACCTGATATTCTCCATGCATATCGCAGCTGTAAATAAAGGCTTTGCGGTGCATTGTGATTTTTTTAGTCCTCTTTCCGTTCTTAATTTCAAATGGTTTTCCATCTAACCCAATTTTCCGGAAAGTCGGATACTGTATATCGTAGTACAATCCTGATGATTCGCCACAAGTAGGGCATACATGGTACATACCAAACATTTCGTCTGTGCAATCATTGCTTTTCATTCTTCCACCTTTCTAAGCCTTGCTTTTAAGGCTCTCAGTACATCCTCTTGATTCTGCCCCTTTTCAGAGAGGGACTTTTTAATATCATGGTCTACCGTATCCGTACAAAGCAGCTCATGCACGATAACAGGCTTTTCTTGCCCCTGCCTAAATAATCTTGCGTTCGCCTGGGCGTACAGCTCATAGCTCCAAGGTAGCGAAAACCAAATGATATTTCGTCCGCCGTATTGGAGGTTGATTCCGTAAGCCGTGCTTGCAGGATGGGCAAGTAAAATATCAATATGCCCCTTATTCCAGTCTTCCTCATCCTTAGGGCTTTTAAACTCTCTAACTTCTAAACCTGACTTCTCTAATGCTTTCAGGATCCTATCCTTGTCATGCTTAAAATTGTAAAAGACTAATGCTGACTCTCCATTCAACTCTTCCACAAGCTCTGTAAAGCGTTCCAGCTTGCAGTCATGGATGTGATTCACTACTTTATCCTCATCGTAGATAGCGCCGTTCGCACACTGGGAAAGCTTGTTTGTAAGCACTCCGGCAGATACCGCAGTTATCTCCGACTCCTCCAAGGATAGAACCATGTTCTTTTCCAAATCCTGATAGGCCTTTAAGGCTTTCTTATCCAAGTCAACTGGTATCTCGTTATAGACGATGGAGGGAAGCTCCAGATAGTCTTTCGCTTTCAGGCTTATACAAATGTCGGATATCTTATTTGTGATAGCCTGCTCTGCGCCCTTCTTCGGTTTGTAATCGAATCCCATAAAGTCGGAATCAAAATACCTCGTCCGGTAATGCGTGATAAATTGGCCAAGTCTCTCTCCCCGATCCAGTAAATATATCTGGCTCCATAGGTCTAGTAAGTTCTTAGGACTAGGCGTGCCGGTAAGGCAGATTACCCTTGAAATCTTAGGCAAGGTTTTCTTCAAAGCCTTAAACCTTTGGGATTGTGGATTTTTAAAGCTTGAACTCTCATCTACCACAACCATATCAAAGAACCAGTCATTTCCTAAGGTTTGATAAAGCCACATAACATTATCCCGGTTAATTACATAGATATCCGCATTAGCCTGCAAAGCTCTAAGCCGTTCCTTTTGTGGACCCATAACTTTAGAGATTTTAAAATCCTTCGTGTGATCCCATTTCTTAGATTCGTTAGTCCAGGTCGATTCCGCTACCTTCTTAGGGGCGATAATGAGAACCTTAGACACTTCCAGCCTATCCTTTAATTCCTCAATGGCAGACAATGTAATAATTGTTTTGCCTAATCCCATGTCCAAGAAAAGACCGACAGAGCTTTGATGTACGACCTTGTCTATACACATCGCCTGGTAATTATGCGGAATAAATTTCAAAAGGTATCACCTCCTTTCTGTGCGGCGGACTACAAAGTTTCTGAATCTATTCCAAAAACTAAACCTAGATACTCTACTAAAATCGAAATCTGCTAATTCTCTTACGAATTCCTCTACCTCATCCAGTCCGTAAAGCACGTAAACTAATTGGTGTTGACCATCTAACTTTATAAGCTGGTGATACTGCAATTCAGAAAGTTTCCCACGCTTTGTTTTAAGTTCTACAAAAAACACCATTCCTCTTGGACAGATAAAAAGCCTGTCCGGAACTCCTCTACAACTCGGGGAAACAAACTTGTAGGCCAGACACCCATTTGCCTCGAGTAATCGCACTAATCTCTTTTCAATATCCCTTTCTAAAATCTTCTTTCTTTCCAGCATAAACATCCCTTCCGTTTTTGGACTGTGTTACAAAGTTACAAGATTTTTCCTTACGCGCGTATATATGCACAGCGCAGACATACATGCAGTTTTTTTATTAATTATGTGTGTATATGTGCTATATTTAATATATTTGCTAAAAAGTGTTCTCCTTTTTAAAATCTTTTATTTTTTAAAAAAAGTTGTAATCTTGTAACAGATAGTAGCTACAACCGCTAAAATACTAGTTTTTTTGTGTTACAACTTTTCTGATTTTTGTTACAACTGTTACAACTTTTTTATTATTAAATCTATTTAATTAATTCCGATTTTTTCAAAAGTTGTAACAGTTGTAACAAAATAAGCCTTTTTTCGATTAAGTTGTAACAAGGTATTTTTGTCTTCTTTAGCCTTTCTTATGGAACCGTATAGCACCTCATTAGGCCGTAGTTTTTATCCCTAAGCATCGTTTTCTTTGCTCCCTTTATTGACCTTATACATCTTCCATATCTGAATGAATCAACTGGCTTCAAACTTCCTATAGGAAGTCGTAGAAGTTCGTAGTGAATATTCTGCGGGGATAAATAAGGCAGTTTCATAAGTTCCCCGTCATACGGTATACTGCCCTCTAAGAAAGAAATGCGCTGATAAATTTCCCGGTTTAGCCAGTCGGTCGGAACCATAGTTTGCGAGAACTTCTCAACCATAGACTGAATAGGATCTTGCTCCCTGTAGTCCTCGTGCAGCTCTGCCAGAATCTTATTGCTTTCCTCGCTAAGAACCTGGTACTGCAATGCATCATAATCGCCTAAACAGGCGTCAACCTTGAAGGCTATCTCTGCCCATATCTGGTCTATTTCCGAGCCTGTTAGGTCTTTCCAGATGTTCTTTTTATGTTTCCTCACACCTACCGGCAAAGGATAAAACCTTCGGTTTCCTGTTTCATCCCGGAGAAACTCGTCCTTGTTACTGGTTCCAAAGAACACGCATTTTCGTTTATGCTCTATGCTGCGCCGTCCGTATGCTTCTCTGTGGTAGGAGCTCTTCATGGATAGGAATTGCTTAATATCCTCGGATTCCTGCTTATTAAGCGCTGCAAGCTCTCCCATCTCCACAATCCACTTTCCGGCAATCGCTTCCTCGGCTTCCTTTCCGACTGTTCTTGCCTTAAAGTCAGCAAACCAATCCTTTCCCAGCCTTTCCAGTATGGTGCTCTTTCCTATGCCCTGTTCCCCGGTAAGAATAAGCATGTTGTCGTACTTAGCACCAAACTTATAGGCCCTTATGGCGCAAGCCAGTAAAGTCTTTAAGGTTACTTCCCTTGTATAGCAGTTATCCTCTGCACCTAAGTAGTCGATAAAAAGCGTCTCTGCACGCTCTACGCCGTCCCAGGATAAGGAATTGAGATAATCCGCTACGGAGTTTATTCGGTTATTCCGAAGAACATTGGTTAAGGCGGTATAGCATTTATCCTTATGATAGACTGCATAGGCTGTCTCAATGTATCCGATCAGTCCGCAATCGTCTTCATCCGTCCATTCGTGATACCCTGTCTTATCCCACGGCACCGCACCTCCGCAGTAGTTTCTTCCGGTAAATGCATCGGAGTATATCTTTCCCTTGATGTTGAAGTCGTTCTGCATGATGGTTTCTAAGTTTCGGATGGTGGGAAGCACTCTCCCGTCTTCATTTCTCTTAAGGTCTGCCATCCAAGACAAATCATCCTTCGTTAGCTCTTCAGGCTCACCCTCTTCCGTAGATACCATTTCAAAGGCCTTCATGCGTTCCAGGTCTAAAGTACTCCTTGCCGTCGGGTCATTATTGACAAAGGAGCACATTGCCTTGAATGACGGCTTATTTTCTTCCTTTGTGTTGGCGCTTACCTTCTCGTCAAGGTCTCCAAACTTATGGAGTCGAACAAGGTCAAAGGCATTTACCAGTATTCCACTGATAGGATCCGTAGCATGATGGGAGTACATGAAGGCGTCATTATCGTATAAAACGGCACCGCCTGTCGTACTTCCATCTGCATAAGTCCATCTATCCGGTCTATCTGTTGGAACATAAATACCGGATAAGAAGTGCTCTATAGCCGAGGGGATATCGTAGGCATTACAGAAGGCTCCAATAAGCCCGGACTTCTCAAGGGGATTCCCCTGCTTCGTGATTTCCCTTCTAATGAGAAGATTCTCACTTTGGCACTTTGGCCACTCTGCGATGTTCTTCCAGTCGTGGTATAACCCCAGCACCTTCTCAGCGCTTACCTCTTCCCCGTCAAAGACCTTGTAAACATAGTCGGCTCCCTTACAGATAGAAGGGAAGTACATAAGTCGGGAAGCCTCGAAGGTAGTTGGGTCGCAAAGGTCAATCCCTATCCTGCTGCCTAACATTCTTGCTATAGGCTCATATTCTTCACTGGAGCATTCCTTTTCTAAGGGGAACACGATCCTAAGTCTTGGCTTATGGCTTTGGTGCTTTCTGGTGCTGTACACTAAAGCCTTGTAGCCTAACAAGTCTATAGACCGGTAAACGTCCTCCGTATCAGAGTCAGCCATGTTATCAAGGTCTAAAGTGATAAGACTTCGGCTAAGAACATTTTGCGCTTTCCGGATGCCGTCCTTTAAAGTACCTCCTACAAAGCCTCCCACGTCCTTAAGGCTGTCCTGCTTATCCTTTGGTAGGGCAAGGTACTCCTGCATGGTTTCCTTGCCTACCTTAGGAGTTTTAAAGAGCGCGAGGAACTTCTCCCAAGTGACGGCTTTTTCTTTCCATTCTTTACTTTTTCGGCTTTTGGCCGTACTAATCCTTTTGATAGAAGTATCCATCGAATCCCGCTCCTTTAAGTATCAATCCCTTTGCCCAAGGTATAGGAATGGCGAAAATATCGCATAATTCCCCTACCGAAAGGCTATCATCTGCTTCCACGATTATTTCATCGTGTACATGGAAAACAGGCTGTAAATTCTGTTCTGCTATCCTATCTAGAGTCACGCATAAACAATCCCGGGCAATGGCCTGCACGATGTTTTCCACAAGTTTCCCTCCGAAGGTCTGTTCTTCTCCCCATTTCTTCGTAGTTTGGTTCTGGGAAAAGAAAGTTAAAACATCACCGAACCGCCCTGCTCCGGCAAAGGGCTTGCAGTAGAACAGCTTCCGTTTACTTGGTAGTTCGATTGTGAGGAATCGAAGGCCGTTGTTTAAGTCCTCTTCCAGCCTAAAGATTAAGCCGTTGTAGGTTCTTGCCCTTCCGTCCTTCGTAGTAGCTAGAGCGCATTCTCCGACCTTGTACCATAGGCGCACAATGTTCTTATTGGCATTCCTCCATCTGGTAACAATTTCCGGAAGTTCCTCTTCTGAAAGCCCCATGTCTAAGGCCCCCATGGAAATAAGAGCGTTCGTCCCTCCCTGATAACCTAAGGCAAGAGTCGCAACCTTACCTTTTTGACGGAGAGCGTATTCAGGATTTCCTTTTACAATCTTCTCAATAGTTACATGGAACATCTGAGAAGCTGTTGCCTCATAAATCTTTCCGTGCGTTGCAAATACCTGATTTACCCATTCTTCCCTTGCAAGCCATGCGATAACTCTGGCCTCAATCGCGGAGAAGTCCGCCACTACATACTTCTTTCCGTTCTTAGGTACAAAGGCCGTACGGATAAGCTGTGAAAGCGTGTCTGCTATGCTTGGATAGATTAGATCCAGCGTTTCATAGTCCCTAGCCTTCACAATCTCCCGAACATCCTCTAATGGCTCTAAGTAGTTCCTGGGCAAATTCTGCATCTGCACAAGGCGACCGCTGAAACGTCCCGTCCTTGCCCCATAGAACTGGGAAATGCCTCGAACTCTTTCGTCCTTACATACACAAGCTAGAATCGCGTCATACTTTTTTACCGATGTTTTCCCTAACTGCTGTCGTATCTCTAAAGCCCTTCTGACCTTCGGCGGGAGATCTCCGGATAAAGCGTCCTGCACATCTTTCTTCTGTATGCTCTTAAGCTCTATGCCTTGATCGTTTACCCATTCCAGCATCTGGGAAGGGCTGTTTGGATTCTCTAAGCCGGTTAAGGCTACAGCCTCATTCGTAAGGCGCTGCACACTCTCTTCTTGAATGGCCAGAGCTCCTGTTACCAGTCCCATGTCTACGCCTACGCCGTAATAATTCATAAGAACATCTCTTCGCCATCTTTCCCACTCAAGCTCCGGAACAGGGAAGGAAGAAAGCTTTTTTTCTATGGCTCTTTCTGCTTCTACGTCCTTCATGTTGTAGTCTTTAAAGAGATTCCATTTATCTGCATCAGGCTTATATGGTCCAAGGCAAAAGTATTTAATTAACTGTCTACCTATCGCAAGCTTCTTCTTATCTTCCGGAAGTCCTACAGCTTCTCCGGTAGCTTCCAGTCCCGCAGGAAAACCTAAGTACATAGCATGAATCATGGTACATTGCCACTGCTCTATAGGGGTTTCATATCCCGCCCTATTTAAGCAAAGCCACTCGAATGTAGCGTTGTACGCGTGCTTAATTACCTCTTTATCCTGTAAAGCCTGTAAAAGAAAAAGGGGTATTTCCTCCCCCTTTTCTAAGTCGATAACTTCAACAGGCTCATCATCAAAGGCATAGGCTAGGAGCATGATGCGGAACGCTTCTGACTCTGCATATTTAAAGGCTCCGCATTTTCTAATGTCCACATCCGAAGATGTTTCAATATCGATACTTAAGTGCTTCATAGCCCCTCCTTCTGATTAAAGAATATCGTCTACGCTGTCGTCCTCTGCGAACTCGAAGCCATCTCCGAACGCGCCTTCTGCCGTAATCTGAACGCCTCCTAATGGCTCTCCATCACGAACAAACTGAATACCGTTAAGTCCGCAGGCAATACCCTTGTTGCCGTTGGAATTGTAAGCATAGAAGTTGATGTTTGCTCTTACATAGCAACCACTGTATACGGCTGTCTGGTCTAAGATACGCTGTAAGTTCTTGTCTACTACTAAAGGCGGGCGGTTCTCATTGGCCTTTGCCGTAATAATGTAGTGATCGTGGCACTCCTCGCCATAAGGCTCGCCGTCTGTAGGTCTTGTACCGTCACCGTCTACGAATGCGATAGTAAGCTTCGGAGGAATCTTCCCTTGGAACTTATTATCCTTTCCTAGCTGCTTAGCTTCCTCAATGGCACTTTCTACTGCCTTAATGGTTTTTGTATCGGACTTTGGAACCAGTAAAGTAGCCTGATACTTAATGTTTCCGGATAAGTCCGCTGCCGGCTCAAAGATGTGTGCGTAAGATAATCTAACGATTCCTGTAGTAATTGCTGTTCCCATAATTAATTTTCTCCTTCTTCTGTAAACATGGACTTAACGTCCTGAATTGATGGTCTTATATCACTAGAAAGCGTAAGTGTCGGCTTTCCTTGCGATTTTGTTACATACTCCCCGACTAAGGAAGCAAACTTCTTTTTACCCAGTAGCTTCTCAATCTTTGCTAAGGATAAAGGTGCGGTCTCATAAAGGTCTTTCTCCTCTGTTCCGTCCTCTATGATTACTTCAAAGGCTTTCTTTTCATCACTCCATACTCTGCTGGACCTTCCTTCTACCGCCTTGTAGCCTTTAATTTCGTTTCCGGAAAGAAGCTGTTCCAAGGCATAATCTTCTAAGTCTTTTATCCATTTTGGAAAATCCGATACCATTGCAAGGATTTCCCCGATTTCGTCATTCGATAAAGTGTAAGGATCCTTTTCCTGAAGGAACATAGTAGCTAGGTTCTTGTCTGCCCTTGCTCTGCAGGTGTACTTCGCCTTGCAGAATAGGCAGGTGTGTTCTGATGGAGCAAACTCTCCTCCGCCTTTAAAGGCGAGTGCCGCAACGGGCTTTAGTCTTTCCCCAAAGTCTAATAGGTCCTGAATACTGCACTCCCAAGTCTTAGGCTCTGCGGACAGCCTCGGCTGCACAATCGTAAGCTTTACATTTTCAAAGTCGTAGAATGAACTGTATAGGTCATAGGCACCTAATGCGTAGATCATTAACTGGCTGTTTTCTACCGGAGATACATCTACTCCTCGACCGTACTTAAAATCTATGATGTGAAGGGTTTTCTCACTTACTATCACACAGTCCACAGTGCCGAAGCCTTCCGGAATATAGGCAGTTAAGTCAAGTTCTACCTCGATGATAGGGAGCCCCTTCTCTTCCTTTGCGGTCTCTACGCAGAACTCCGCGTAGCTGTCCGTACAAGCCCCCATTTCTTTTGTGTACATCGGGTCATTAAGGAGCTTCTCATAGTCTGATTCCTTGACTTCTTCGCCTCTAAGTATTGCTACCTTTATCTCACAGAGCTCATGGGCAAGGGTTCCTTCTTTGGCTGCGTCTGATGTTCTATTCTCACAGCACTCTTCCAGCCTTGCGGAGGGTGTGCAAGCCATCCATCTATGCGAGCCACTGGCTGATAGTAGGGCGTGCGCCCTGTTCTCATGTTCCGGCATTAGATTTCTACCCCCACTTTACGGATACCCTCTACAAACTCAGGGAGCTTGTCATTAGGCAGCAGGGAAAGCCTTTCTACTCCTAAGGACTGTAGTATTGGTTTTAGCTTCTTCGCTCCGTCCTTATCCTTCAAGGTGTAGTCCTTCACGGCTTTGATTACCTGTTCAAGACTTAATCCGGATTCTTCCTTCTTAGCTTCAACGGCCTCAGTTTTTACTTCCTTCTTAGGCTCTTCCTTTACCGCTTCTTCCTTTGCTTCCTTAACCGTTTCCGAAGCCTTCTCCGGAACGCATCCTTTAATACTTTCCGCTACCTTCTTAGCGATAATCTCCGCTAAGGTGTTAAATTCATCGTTACCAAGTGTTAATGTCATAATTCTTCCTTTCCTAATTTAATGAATAATCCTACTGTTACTAAAAACTGTAATGCGGCCGCTGCCAAACTGGCTAACCTGTACTGCTCTCCTACGGGTCCAATGCAAACGGATTTACCGATGCAGTAGCCCGTGATAAATAAAAGCAGTATCGAAAATCCCAGTATTCCTAATTCAAGTCGTCTCATGATGTTAGCCCTCCTGGCTAAGTGATTAGCACCCCTCATATACTGCTATAGTGAGCCGGATGGAGTGTACTGCAGCGTAATCCTTCACTACTGCCATAAGCTCCGGCTTACCTAGACTGTCGAGTTCAGCCCTTAACTTCTCTTCAAGCTCTTTTTCTTCTTCCAGAGCTTCTTCGTAGGTATAACTTAGCTTGTCTTTCATTCTCTCGCCGTCTCCTTTCTTTCCTTTTCAGGTGCTCCAGAATGTGCATGAGCACTACCCCCAGCACTACGCTTGCCAGTAGGCACCCGGTAAATACGTCCGCTCCTATCGTTTCGGTATCGAGCGCTGAGACTACGGCCATGAGGAACACCAAGTTAATAACTGACAGCACTTTTACAATTACAATTTTCATTGATAGCTCCTTACCATGCTGACGATATCTTCATCGGTTGCTTTGAAGTATTTACAAAGCTGGGCAAAGTCCGGAAGACTCCATTCTCCGTCAGACTTTCTAAGGCTAACCGTCTTCTCCGATACACAGAGATATTTAGCTATGGCGCTTTGCTTCACTCCCAGCTTAGCTTTACCAATCTCAATGAAAACCCTAACTACATCGCCCTTAGGGCGGTTAATTCTATGTTTCGGCATGGTGTGCCTCCTTTACTTAGAAACATTGATTCCAAGGATCATTGCTATAAGCTCGCCTTTATAGGCTACGTACAGTGCTTTGCCCCCCTCTGACATTCGATACTCGAAAGTGTCGGTAGTAAAGTATTTGAAAAAGCTTTTGTTGAAATAGAAGTCTTCTCCACCTTTACTGAAAACCTTTGCTACCGTCTTATTAGCTAGTGTCATTTCCGACTTAGTATCCTCACAAGACACCCCTTTATCCCAATCAGGTATTAAATCCTTAAGAACACTAGATGCATCGATAAAATCGCTTGCCAAAGGGAATCTTCCGGGATCAATGTATAAGGCTTTGTAATTGGAGATTAAAGTCATGACACCATAATCCTCCCTGCACCAGCGTTCTGTGCTTTCCGACTTAAGAATCTCTGTATAAAGCTTCTGAGGATTAAATCCCCCTATGTTTTTCGGTACTCTATAATCACGCATTTTTGCTTTCCTCCTTCTTTATCTTTCTACTTAGGTTGAATCTCTTTGCATCGAAGTCGGCAAAGAAGTAGCCCATAGTCTCTTCTAAGCTAAACCCCACGTACTTCGATATTGCTAAAATCTGACCTATGGTAAGCCTGTCGTTTCTAAGCCTATGCCGGTATTCTTCGATGGAGATATGCAGGAGCTCAGCAAGCTCGTCTACATTTATATGGAAACCGTTCGCTACCATTCGTCATCGTCCTCCCCGAAACTGCGCTCTATAAACTTGGCATTTTCCTCCGCTAAGTCTTCATCTCTCCACTTCTCTTCAAGAGCATTACAGTAGAGCGCTTCCACTTCTCCGGAGATTAAAGTCTTTACCGGAACGCCTTGTTCCTTTGCTTCATTTGAAAAGTGTGTAAATGCCGCCTGACTTATGTCTATGTAAATCCTCATTAGATTTGCCTCCTATGGCTGTCCGTGCTATAATTTGCACGAACTAAATATTTTGGTTTAGGTTTGAGGGGTTACTGATCTGGTACATCGGTAACTCCATTTTCTTTTTCATGCTATTTCCTCCTTAAATCCTCCGCAGTAGCAGTTTACAAAATAGATTTGTCCTTTACCTGTTACTTTCGTTGTCTTGCTTACTCTGATAGATCCGTCCGGATTAGTAATTACCGTTTCTTTGATTTCAAACAACCCTAGCTCCATAGCTTTCTGCGTTGGCGTGTTATAATCCGAACCTTTACGCTTTATAAGGAATCCGTCTTGCCGGAGAGTCTCAAACAGTCTCTTCTGGCCAGTTTCAAAACCGTTGGCCTTTAGAATCTTTGCCAGTTCTCCGATTAGGATCGTGCTGTGGGAACTTGCTACAGAGTCTGCGAAGATTTCTTTGGGTTTCATGCGCTCAACATCGAGCTTCAAGGTACTTAGTTCCTTCTCTGCAATCCTTAAGGCTCTGGCCATAATCTTTTCCGGGCTGTTGTAGTCCTTCTCTACTTGGATGAAGTATTGCCGAGCTTGTTTCCCTACTTCCGTCCGCTGAATCATGCAGATTTCTTTGGCCATGTCGATGGTGAGGAGATGGTCTGTGCTAGGTCTGCCTCCGGTACTTTCGCTCAAAAATGAGCTAAAGTCCTTTCCCTCTGTAAAGCCTTACTCGACCATTCTCGGAAACCAGTCCTTATATAGAGTTTTCACCCCTAAGAACTCATGCAGTTCTCTTCCCAGTACCGTAGGTTCTCCTACTTCGTTCGTTGTGATTTTGATTAGTTCGTTCAATTCTCTTCCTCCTCCATTCTTCTAAGCTCTTTCTTCATTTCAAGTACTAAAGTTTCAAGAATAAAGCACTCAGTTTTAAGGGTTGCGTACCTGTTTGTTTCGGACTTCTCCAAATCTTCGAAGACTGCCAAGGAAGCTATAGCACTACAACCTCTTTCACCATTCGTCTTGATAAAGTCCAAATGCCTCAAAGCCTTCTGTTTAGCTATCAGGTGCGCTAGCGTCAATTCCGTATCCATTTAACTTTCCTCCTCCATTCTTTCAATTTCCGCTTTCATGGCGCTGGCCAGCGCCTCGATTACGGAATACTCTGTCCTAAGTGTTCCCAGTATGTCTGTGCCCCCCACGCTCACTTTTTCGTATGATGCGAGGGAACCCGTTGCGCTTATTCCTTTTTCTCCCCTGGACTTGATAAATTCAATGTGCCTCCTGGCAATGTTGCCCATGATTTCTTGCCTTGGTTTCAATTCCATTTAACTTTCCTCCTTTTTAGTAGTCTTCCATCAGTATTTCCGCACTTTTAAAATTAAAATTCGGTATGTCCTTAGGGTTTAAAAATGCATTAAATATCAACTTTTCAGCTTTCTCTAATGCGCCTGACGCTTTGTCTGCATCCTTGACATTGAACTCTACCTCTATTACTGCTTTAACTTTGTAGTGAGTCATTTAGGTTTCCTCCTTTCTTTATTTCACTTTAAGTGGATTCGCAAGGTAAAAAAAATAAATCCATTGGTACTCCGTATAAATCCGACAATACGTGGAGCGTTCTAAAGTTAGGGATTCTCTTCCCTTTCTCCCACGCAACCAATGTGTTAGGGCTTACACGCAGTGTTTTAGCCACTTCTGCTTGTGTCATCTCGGCATTCACTCTTGCCGCCGCCAAGCTTAATTTGACCTTTTCCAAATAACCATCACCTTCTTTCTGTCGCTTAATTTTTAAATATTTTTGTTACAAAGACAATATACCATCACTTTAAGTGTGTGTCAATACTAAAAGTGAATTTTTTTTGATATTGCTATTGTGTGCTATTCACTTTTAGTGTATTCTATCTATAGTAATCATAAGAAGGGAGTCAGCTATGTGTGAGAAGGATTTTAACCAGCTTTTTTCAAAACGCTTGAGATACTACCTTAATGAGTCGGGCATGACACAAGCCGAACTTGCAAATAAATTAGGGGTCGGAACTACATCCGTATATAACTGGGTAAACGGTTTAAAGACACCTAGGATGGATAAAGTAGATAGGATGTGTTCAATATTCAATATTCAAAGGGAAGATTTATTGACCGATAACAGTGGACATATAAAAATTTCTAAAAATGTTTCCGCAAGAGAGCAGACCTACTACACCAATCCCGAAACAGCTAAAGTAGCACAGGAGATTTTTGACAACTCCGACTTACGGATTCTGTTCGATGCTGCCAAAGACTCCAGCCCGGAACAACTCAAGCTGGCTGCGGAAATGCTTAGACAATTCAAGAAGACATCTGGGGAAGACAATGATTGATTTAGACGACTTATTTGTAAGGCTTGTACCTAATCTATCTGTAAATGAAATGATAGCGCCATGCGATTGTGGTTACTCCGTATATATCAAGGATGAATTACCGGAGGATAAGAAGGTAGAGGCTTTATATCACGCATATATGCACACGCAATGCAATGACTTTTCAAAGGATGGTATACAGGAGATAGAAGCAAGAGCGCACTATGATTTAGACAACCTGTCAGAGTTTAGGAAGGCTCTCAGGGAAGCACAGGCACAGTACGAATGTTGATAGGGTAACGATTCGTTACTCCGTAGCGGAAATACGTAAGTCACAAAAAATTAACAATTTTATATATTGTATTTTACAAATCAATAGACGATAATATAGGTGCAGGTAGAAATACACTGTTTACTCATGTAAAATGAGAACCCATCCTTGCCTATATTAAGTGGGGCACGGGTGACAATAAGAGTATACCTCTAGGAGTAATCCACCCACTATAAGGGTTGTGAAGAAACTAGAGGTATTTTTTTAATAGGAGCAAGTATGATTAGAACAGCCGTAATGATTGATGGCGCTTTTTACAGAAAAAGAGCTTACTACTTTTGGAAAGATAAGACTCCACAGGATAGAGCTACCGAGTTATATAGTTACTGTATGAGACACATAAAAGAAGGCAATGATAGTGCATCTCTCTACAGGATATTTTACTATGATTGCATTCCAAGCACTAAGCAGGTTTATCACCCACTCCAAAAGAAGGCTATAGACCTGTCGAAATCTGAATCCTATAAATGGTCAGTGAATTTTTATGAAGAATTAAAACACCAAAGAAAACTCGCACTACGGCTAGGTAAATTGGCTGAAGAACAAGCCCATTACGCCCTTAAAGAACAAGCAACTAAAAAACTCTGTCGTGGAGAGATATCTATAAGTGATTTGTCAGATGATGACTTTTATCTAAGTATTAATCAAAAAGGCGTAGACATGATGATTGGTGTGGATATAGCTTCAGTAACTTTCAAGAAGCAGGTAGACAGGATTATTCTCGTGTCTGGAGACAGTGATTTTGTCCCCGCCGCAAAACAAGCTAGACGAGAAGGAATAGATTTTATTCTGGATCCGATGAGAACCCCGATTAAACCGGATTTATATGAACATATAGACGGAATACGAACAAAAACACCTAAGAACTAGAAACCGAGACATAAATATAATTCCCTATATTGCTCTTCCGGTAGGGGGCAACCTTAATGATTATAACTAGGAGGCAGATATGAATAAACTCCCTAAAGGCGTAGATCAGCTTCCTTCCGGGAAGTATCGAATCAGAAAAATGATAAATGGAAAACGGCAAAGCTTATTATTTGACGAACCGCCCACACAGAGGGACGTTCTGCTGGCCACAAATGAATTACTAAACGAAGTTCCCGGAGCGACTCTGAAGGGAACTTTTTTAGACTACGCAGAAAAGTATATCAAGGCTAAAGAGAATGTCCTCTCCGCTTCTACTATCAGAGGCTACAGAGCAACGCTAAAATCAATTCCTAGCCACTTTACCTCTCTACCCCTAAAAGATATCACCCAATACACTTTAACCGCCTTAGTGAACGATATGGTGCGTTCTGAGCGTCCCGTAAGCCCTAAGCGTCCTGATAGCCCTAAGCGTCCTGTAAGCCCTAAGACGATATACAATCGGCACGGACTCATCGTCTCCGTAATGCATGAGTTTAGACCGGAGTTTGTCATCCGGACGAAGCTTCCTCGTAAGATCCAGAAAGACATATACACGCCGGGCGATGAAGAAGTAAGCAGGCTCTTCGCCTACCTTGATGACTCTCCCACTTTAAAGAAATACTGGGTACCGCTCTACCTTGCCTCCCTAGGACTTCGTAGATCAGAGATAGGAGCCCTAACGATAAAAGACCTGTCCGAGGATAATATCCTCACCGTAAACAAGGCTAAGGTGCAAGGCAGCGATAATAAATGGGTAATCCAGAACTTCACAAAGACCGAACGAAGCAATAGAAAGATTCCGCTGCCAAATGAGCTTGCAGACAGGATAAGGGAGCAGGGCTGTATCTATGAAGGATTCTTGGGGAAAATGTACGACAATATGCGAATAGTTGAAAAACGGATAGGCTTGCCCCACTTTGGAATCCACCGCTTGCGGTCATACTTTGCCAGCAAAGCGCATTCCCTAGGCCTTCACGATTCTATCATTTTGAAGCTTGGAGGCTGGAAAAGCGACTACATTATGAAGGGAATTTACAGAAAGGCCTTGCAGGAAGACCTGCATGAAGAATCAAAAATGTTCTTGGATCACATGACAAAACAAGTAGTAAATAAGGAGTAAAAAAGATAAATTTGGTCATGAATTGGTCATGAAACTTTAAAGAATATAGATTTTATGCGATTCTACAGCATATTTCGAGTGGGTTCAAGTCCCATCCTCGTCGCTAAGATAAAAAGCTAGGATTTATGCAAAAAACGGCATAAAACCTAGCTTTTT